TTATGAGCATAGCTGTTCTACTGCTAATTATAGGTTTATCACCTTTGTATGTCACTATGAGCCTTATGACAAGGCAAATGCAAGAGTCTAAGCATTAGGATCTTCTGGATATTGTGTCATGTTTGGTGTTCCATCTTCTTTTGAGCTATATAACGTAACTAAAGCTGCGGTATCAGAACAGTTATCAATCTCTGTTTCTCTTGTATTACAGGCAGTCCTTACTCCATCACGATAAGTTGTTATAGCACTTGGGATAGCAATATCTTTTTCAGCTTTTCTTACAACGTACCAATCGTATCTTGCTAACAAAGAACCAGCAGTAGCTTTTTCCTGTGCCTTCAATACTGATTTAACACCTAAAGTAGTGTATTCAATTCCATCTATTGTTTCTTTAATATCATCAAGTGCTTTTGCAGTTCCATTGCCCAAATAAAACCTTGAGTCATAAGTTGGTGCGTCTGCCTCTTCTGTTATACCGATAGCTTCTTTTTCTGTCTTGGAAGCTAATCTAAGCCAGTTAGCAGGGTAATTAATATCGTTGTGACTAAATGCCACATCAACTGCTAATGGTTTTCCGTCTAGTTTAAATGCCATAGTTTTATTCTAGTGTATGCCCGTTTATCTGGCACGGGCATTTTTAAATGGAGATTCTGCAAATGCAAAATAAATATATGTAATACTGCTACCGTTTATTTGAGTTCCATTATTTCTAGCTTTAAAACCATTTGAAAGAAAATCTACACCACTTAAAGAAGCAAATTCTGCATCGGCTGTATTAGCTTTAAAAGCTTTTTCCATCAGATTAAATGTATCTATTTTTGCATCTTTTATAATCCAATCTCTACTTGACGAACTTATATTTTTAATTAAAACCCAAGCTGGCCTAAAACCTAAAAAGACAAACGTGCCATTGTCTGATCCGTTGCCTGTATATGACCCAAACTTGCTAAACCCTGCTACTTCGCTGAAAACATAGGAAACATAAGTTGCACTACTTTCATTGACATTACCGTAACCACCAGAATTATTATATCTAGTTATTGAATAATTACTGGAACTGCTAAAATCGCTAATTATGCCACCACCAGATCCAGAATTGTCGAAAGGGTCTGAAAGGTCTAAATATCCAACTTTCCCACTACTAACACCAGAATGCTTGACAAGCCAGTTTTGTGTTCCTGATCTTTTTTTAGTAAAAGCAACATTTGGTGCAACCCCTAATCCATGACCAATAGTTCCATCTGCTCCTGTTCCTGTGTAAGTAACAATAGAAAATCCTGATGAAGCATTTACTTTTACTGTAGTTTGTATTGACCCATCAAAATTACTTGATCCAAGAGTTGAGTTTGTATTGGCCTGTCCTCCCATCCCACTATGGTTAGTGCAGTAGTAATAAAGAGTAGGAGCAGAAGCAGCTACAACAATCTGTGTAAAAGCTCCACTTGATCCTGGTGTACCTGATGTGGTCACTCCTGTTGTATATTCAGATCCACCACCATGTGTACCATTAGATGTCGTAGAAAATCTTAATGGGTGTCCAGCGTTAGAGCTATCAGATTGATCGAAGATATAAGTACCACCTTCTGCAAGATCAAGAGTTACAGCAGACGTTCCAAAATCATCAAATCTATATTTATTACCACCATCCGAAACAACTTTTACTGTATAAGTCTTGCCATCTGTCTCACCTGCATCCCAATTCCAAAGGACATAATTCTCACCATTTGCATTACAATTTCCACTATCTGCGTTCCATCTAACTCCATTACTTAAAAAAGTCATGCTTCGACCACCATGAGTGCTTTCTGCATCGTTACTATTTGATGATAAGCTTGCATTTCCTCCTCTTATTACATCTACTAACATATGCTCATACCCATTCGTATCTCTTCCTTTTGTCCAGACCCAGTCAGGAGCAAAATTTAAACCTGTTACTGAATTAGAACTACCTGTACCTGTATAAAGCAAAGTATCAAAATTCTTATTAGGAAGCAGTATTGTTGGGTCGGGTAAGTTTGCTGTACATAATTTTTCATATCCTGTTGGTGGAGTATAAGTAAATGCTCTTTGTCCAAAATTTACATACATTCCTACAGTTTCATTTCCGTTATATCCTTCTGCAGCGATAACATGATCTCCATTGTTATCAGTTTTAATATCAGTGCCCATTGCACCTGTTTTGCTTGCTCCAGATGTAGGATCTCCAGAATTTTGCCAAGTATTTGCTCTCGCAAAATAAACAGCACCATTATCCATATCAACTGCAATAGCAACTACAATATCTGCATCATTTGTCCATGCTGTAGCATTTGACGCATTTCCTCTTGATCTGTTACCTAGTTCTCCATTAGAAACATATTGAACCATATCTGCTAAACCCAAAGCTCCGTCATATCCTGATATGTCTTTATTAGCTCTTGTTACAGAAATAGCTTGAATTGCACCATTACCATATTTTGAAAATTCAACATACCATTTACCACTTTTAGGTAAAAGAAATGTAGTAGGTACATAATTATCCCCTCCTCTCATCAACAAGTTACCTTCTTGAACAGTAACTGTATAGTTATTACTATATTTAATAGCATTAAGAGGATTAAAAGTAGGAAAATTATTTGTTGGTGTATCTTCTACAGAATCATTGCCAGTACCAGCACTAACAGAAAAATTATTTGGTGTGAAATTGTTGCCATTACCAGAAGAATCTTTGCCAAGTGTGGTTGCAGTCGTTCCAGAATTATCTGAAAAATTTAAATAAAATCCATTTGTTCCATAACTTCCTGTATATTTTTTAGGTATTAATTGACCTGTTGTTGCGTCTGTTTCTGTAAAAGATGATGAATCTAAAGCAGTACCATCTACAAAGTGCATTTCCGCCAAGTAACCATTGAAGTTATTACTGCCTCCAGGTCTTTCTCCAATACGATGATCTACGTTTCTATTAATACCAAATTCTGTACCACTACCAGTTAAATTTTCTGTTGAAAAACTTGTTACTCTAGAACCATTAATCCAAAGTTGGATTCTATCTGCTTGTGTACTGTTTGTAGTATCACAACGAACTAATAAATGAAACCAAGCACTAGGATCTCTAAAAACTTGGCTAGTTGTAAAATACACTTTATTATATGCTTGCCAACTGAATTGATTACCACTTGTAAAAAGTAGTTCAGTCATAGTGTTATTATCACTTCCTGTTACCCCAAAAAGTCCAACAGTAGAACCAAAACCTGTTTTCTTTATCCATGTGCTATAAGTCCACGTTGTTCTGCTAGTTGTACTACTTGGTGTTCGTGCTAAATACGTATTGTCTCCACTATTAAACCTTAAACTACGATCTACTGTAAAATCAGCAGCAGCTCCAGAAGCTCCAATTCTTATAGCATCATAAAAACCCATTACTTAACGTCCAATGAAACTGCACAATGGATTACATTGCTTGAAAGTATTACATAATCTATTCGATCAACCGCAGAGGCAGTTGTTGTCAATGTCGGTGCTGTTCCTCCCACAAATTTAAATGCAGAGTTAAACGAAGCTGTCCTAGATCCCGTTCCATCTTGTGTAATAAATATCGAACCAGCTTGACCTACTACCTGATTACTTGGTGCTGCAAAGGTTCTGTTCCCTCCTAGCGTTACTGAATGATGACAGGCTGTAGCCATATCAATAGTTATTGTTGACCCATCAGAAAGGGCTGTAATATTAGCTGCTGCTCCTCCTGTAAGAGATATCCCTCCCGAAGCTGTTTCTATTTTTTTAACATGATTGTGGAATAACTCAACTGCTCCATCTTCAGCAGCTTTTATCATATTTTCAGTTTGAGCAGCATTATTAAGAAAAAAAGAATTTGTATTTATAATTAATGCTCCTGTACCTTGATCTTTTATAAAGCTGTCTCCAGAATCATGGAATATTGCTAAATCTGCACCTGTACCAAAAGTTGCCTTTGCATTATCAGCAAACTCAAGAGCATTATCTGACCTGTCAAAAACAACGTCCCTTCCAGCAGTAGCACCATCAAAAGTTACATCCTCTTGAAATATATTTGTTGAAGTGAAAGTATTAGCAGCCGACAATCCAGCATGACCAAAGTTTGTTGCACTTACATCACCTAAACTTACAAAAGCATTATTAGCAGCATTTCTGATTTTTAAGGTATTGCCATCAATATGTGGGACATAGGCTGCAACACCGATTGTGGGATCGCCAGAACCTTGATTTAATGTACTTAAAGCTGCAATTATCTGATTTAATTTTGTTCTTACGACAAGACCAGTACCATTATCAACGGTAAAACCTGATCCACCCGTATTATCGACTCTTGACATTTAATTTTCAGTAATTTCTTTTATTGTATCTGAATTATCCACCTTTACCAAAACCTATTGCAGTAAAGTTAAAGTTTCGATCTACAGAACTTCCAGAACTATTTTTAAAATGAACAGTAAAACCAGTACCAGTAATACTTGAAAGTTCAAAGAAATCACCAGAGGCCATATTAAATGCTGTAATTCCTATCGCTGGCGGATTTGAATTTGCACCTAATAAAGCACTTGTGCCAGAAAAGAATGGACTATTAAAAGTAATAGACTTTGCCCCAGCCCCAGATGCAATAGTTGTTGTGCTTTGTTCTGTTCTTCTTTGAAATTCTGCAAAATATCCAAGCTGACTAACTCTTATGTCTTGGTTTGTATCTTTTGTTGTTAAGACACATTTAAACTTAAAAGTTCTACCTTTAAATGTTCCATTTGCGAACTTTTGAAAACCAGAATAATTTGTTCCATCTTGAGAACTTTGAACAAAAACTTCTGCATTTGTGTCAACAGAGCCAGTTCCGTCAAAATCTTGTCTTGCATCTATATCATCTATAGAATCTATTAAATCAGATGAATATACAGAATCAGTTTGTATAAGTTTTCTAAGATCAAGACTGAATACAGCACCTAAATCTAAAGCCTCATTAAATAAATATGTACCAGTTGTTGACACTCCACCAATATCATCAATAGAAGTTTCAGAATCTATATCAGTACTATCATCAAAGTTACCTGTGCCAGATAAGCTTAATGAACTTGTTCCAGAATCAAAACCGACATTAGTTTTTGATCCTTGAAATGCTGGACTATCCTGATCTTCCCTTCTTGCCTGTACTAATAATTTAGGTTGTGCTTCTGGTAAATCAATAACAAGTGATGTTTCTCCTGTGCTGAATCTATCTCCA